CTATGTCAAACCCGTTAGGGGCAATCGTTTTACGACTGTTCCGAAGGATGCGACGAAAAGACGAGGTATCTGTGTAGAGCCTTCTATCAATGTGAGCTTCCAACTATCTGTTGGGAGAACTATCAAAGCACGCCTGAAAAGGAATGCCTCGATTGACCTCACTCTGGCTCAACAGGTCCATAGGTCCGTTGCCAGAGCCTCCAGCATATCTGGAGCTTTTGCGACTATCGATCTATCGAATGCTAGTGACACTATGGCCTACTCATTGGTCAAGTTTCTCTTACCGAGTGATTGGTTTGAGTTGCTGGACACTCTGAGGAGCCCGTTCACTTACGTGGACGGGCATTGGGTGCGGTTGGAAAAGTTTAGCAGCATGGGCAACGGTTTTACGTTTGAGCTGGAGACTCTTGTCTTCATGTCTCTCGCGTTAGCCTTAGTCCGTGCTGATGGACCATCTGACTGCACCTTCGGCCGTGGCATATGGGTCTACGGCGATGACATCATCGTCCCGTCACATGTGTCAAGTGCTCTCGTTGGCCTGCTCGCATACTGTGGTTTCAAAGCCAACAGTAATAAAACGTTCCACACCGGAGCGTTCCGCGAGTCCTGCGGTGGGGATTTCTTCGACGGCGTGGCTGTTCGGCCACACTTTCAAAAGGAGAACCCAGATGAACCGCAGAAAATCTTTGCCATGGCAAACGGACTCAGGAGGGCTTGGAAACAAGCCCCTCTGGCTCGTCGTTGTTCTTTCATTAGGACAGCTTGGCATCGATCTTTGGACGGGTTGCCAACCCGTCTTAAGAGGCTGCGAGGTCCCGATTCACTCGGAGACCTCGTCATCAACGACGAGAACGGCTGGATCTTCCGAGAAAAGCCAGACGACCCTCAACAAGGAGAAATCCGAGTCTACAGGCCGTTTGGTGTGCCCTTGAAATGGCACAATTGGAAATCTAGCGTAGTACTAGCGTCGGCACTCTACGGTTGTCGTAGCGAAGGGGTCACGTTTCGTGATTCCGATGCTACATTCCGCGAGTGTTGGGTCTCATGCGTTGAGCGTGAGACTCTTGTAGCCTGATCTCCTGATCTAGCTACGTAGGC